GGAAAAATGCTTGATGTGGTTAAACAAAAATTAAACACTATGAACCCTGCGGATTTGACGCAAGGGGCTGTAACTGAATGGGTGCAGACGGCTATTAAAGCGGAGAGAGAGGCGGCTGGCTTGGTTGCGAATAACGGCAAGGCTGAAACAAAACAGGGTGAATTAAATTTTGTTTCGGATTTTAAGGGGCTGTAATGGGAACTGCGGTTGTGTTTAAGCCTACGGCGATTCAACGTAAAGCGTTAGCCCTTCTGAAATGTGGGGCTAAACATATTTTGCTTTACGGGGGGTCGCGTTCCGGAAAAACTACTGTTCTTGTTATGGCGATTATTTTTAGGGCTTTGATGTACGCCGGTAGCCGTCATCTTATTTGCCGTTATAGGGCGAAGGACGCTAGGTCGTCTGTTCTGCGTGAAACTTTGATTCCGTGGCTTGATAATACTATTGGGAAACAAGGATATACATATCTTGCACATGAAAGTATGATTACGCTTTTTAACGGCTCTGAAATTTGGATAGGCGGTTTAGGCGACAGAGAGCAAGCGGACAAAATTTTAGGGCACGAATATAACACGATTTATTTTAACGAAATTTCACAGTTGAGTTATTTGTCGGTTACTACCGCTTACTCTCGTTTGGCTATGCGGATACAAGGTTGCAAGAACTTGTTTTTTTATGACTGCAATCCCGGTTCTCCTCTGCATTGGGCTTATAAAGTTTTTGTTTTGAAAAAACAATTTATTACGGGCGAACCGCTGGAAAAACCGGAACTGTATCAATCAATGATGTTGAACCCCGAAGATAATTTAGACAATTTACCCGAAGATTATATTTCGGACATTCTTGACGTGTTACCTGAAAAACAAAAGGCAAGATTTAGAGACGGTTTATGGGTTAAGGCGGAAGGGGTTATTTATGACAAGTTTGATGAATCAATGATTATAAAAGCCTGTGACTTGCCGAAAAATTTTGACCGCTTCGCCGCTGGTCAAGATTTTGGTTTGAATATTACTTTTGTAAAAATAGGCTGGGTGGGCGAAACGATTTATGTCCTTGATGATTACGGCGCGTTCAACATGACAACCCAAAGTTTTAACGAAGAATTGACCGCTAGAGGTTTATTTGAGGGTGATTTATTCCCTGCATACTGCGACCCTGCTGGGGGAGAGAGAATACAAGAGGTTACGGGCGGCGAGAAGGCAAATAACAGCGTTGAAAGCGGCATAGATTATATTAACGCTAAAATTGAACGCCGCCAATTTTTTGTTTCTGAAAAGTGTACGGGGGTTTTGTCTGAAATATGGGATTACTGCCGTGATGAAGCCGGAGAGATTGTAAAAGTAAACGACCATTATTTGGACGCTTTGCGTTATGCGATATTTACGGATATTCAACAGGGGGTAATCCTCTCATGAATATTTTTAGTAAATTAATTAACTATAAACAACGCAATAACAGCCAAAAAATAAATAAAAGTAAAGTTGATAAGGCGGTAAATAATGTTGCAAATACCTTGACTGTAGACGATGATTTTTTTAACTTTAATATAGAGCAATCTGTAAATAATACTTATCTTCACGCTTGGGTAAATATAGCTATAAATATATTAATACGAAATATTGCCCGTGCGGATTTTACGATTAAGTTAAAGGGCGATGATGTAGAGCATGGTGTTATTTATGAATTGTTTAACCGCCCTAACCCCTCTTTAAGCCGCTATGACCTTTGGAAAGAAACGGCTGCATGGTGGTTTTTAGAGGGTGAGGCTTTTTGGTGGTTCGGCTCGGATTATAGCGGCGGTCTGCCAACAGAAATATTTATACTTGATCCTAGAAAAATGCGTAATGAATTGGAACTTCGGGGGGGGATTGATTATAAAAATAAATCTCGCCGCTGGTTTTTCCATTCAGGAACTGAACTAATACCTATACTTTCTGATGAATTAATCCACTTTAAGGAATGGAATCCTTTTAATCCATTTAGAGGCGTAAATCCGCTTATTGCTCTTTCTCTTGAACTGGAACAAGATTTTTACGCAAATAAAGCAAATACTAATTTATTAAAAAATAATGCCGTTCCGCAGGGAATATTGAAAACTGAACAGAGTTTACGACCCGAAGAAGCTGACCAACTGGAACGACGTTGGGAGAGTAAATACGGAAGTGTAAAAGCCGGAAGAAAAATTGCTGTGCTTGGGAAGGGAACGGAATTTAAGCCTGTAACTTTTTCTCCCGATGTTATAAAACTTTTTGAACTTAAACGCTGGAACTTATACACGATACTCGCGAAATTCGGCATACCGCCGAGAGTTGCTAACATTAACGATAAAACTTCCTCTTTGTCCGGCAAGGATACAAGCGAGCAACATTCCGCTTTTTGGAAATATACATTAATCCCAACTTTGAAACAATTTGAACAAATAGTAGAAAATCAATTTTTTATCCGCTTTGGTCTTAATGAACGAGGCGTTTTTGATCTGTGGGATATACCGGAGCTTCAGACAAATGAAGACCAGCAAAGTAAACGAGACATTGCGGAAATAAACGCAGGATTAAAAACTATTAACGAAGTTTTAAAAGAGAGAGGCAAAGAACCGAAGCCGTGGGGAGACATTTGGTATCGACCTAAAAACTTTATTGCAACTAACAGCAATGAAGGGGGCGAANAATGAGAGGGGGGACTTTGCTTNTTTCTCGTTCAATTAATAACCATGAGTATTACAAGCAACGTCTTGAAACATTGGGATTTTATAATGTTACTGTTACGGATTTAGAAAGGGACGCTCTTAATTCGCTGATAAATGACATGAAACCTAGTTTAATTTTAATGAGTGCAAGATTTTACCATTGTTGTACTCCTTATCATATGGGACAGTTAAAGAAAAAATTTCCCAAAATTAAAATGGCGGCTGTCTCTGTGGGTGAATACCCTGTCGATGTTGCTATGTATTTTATTATTAATGGTGTTAAGTCATATATAAATTCTTTTGAGGGTTTAGACCAATTTTATAAAGGGCTGGTAGCTCTTGCCGATGGACGTGATTATATTTCGCCGGAAGTTATTGAGCGGATAAAAATAAGAAATGAAATACCTGAACCGTCCGGAAATATTACGGAGCGACATAGGGAAATTTTACGGCTTATTTGCTGCGGATTTACTGAAAATGAAATAGCGGAAACTTTACACATATCGAGGCGGACTGTTACTACTCATAAAACGGAAATTTATAAAACGTTAAATATTCGTAATCCTGTCGAGCTTGTCCGTTCAGCATTGACAATCAAATTATTACAGCTAGAGGAACTTCATTTTTATCCGAGAGATTTAACGGTTAATCCATTACCTAAAAATAAATATTTGAAAAGGGGGAAGAAATGATTTTAAGAATGAAAAGCGGAGAAATTAAATCGGGGGATACTTCCGTAATGCTGGACTTTCTGGGCGTGAAAAAAGAAGTAACAGGATTACAAAAAATTTCCGCTGATGTGGAATTGATTGCGTCCGTGCCGTTTCTGCTGACCGCTGACGTNGAAACCGAAAAAGGGTATCCGTGGACGCTTTCTACATTCGACCTTGACCGATACGGAGAACGGATAGACCCACTAGGTTGGGATTTTGCGGCTTACATGAAAAATCCTATTGTGGAATGGGCGCACAGGTACGATATTCCGGCGATAGGCAAAATAGAAACTTTAGCCGCCGATGAAAAGGGTTTACATGGCGTTGTTATTTTTAACAGTAAGGAATATGACCAATTCGGCTGGTCTATCGGTGAACGAGTAAAGGCTGGCGTTATTCGGGCTGGCTCTGTCGGCTTTAGGGTAATAGAGATTGAAATTCCGTCAAAGGAAGATAGCAAGGACGGAACTTCATTGATTTTCCGTAAACAGGAACTTTTGGAATTTTCGATTTGTAATGTTCCGGCGAATCCGTGGGCTTTGGCAAAAACTATTGAGACAGAAAAAACGGAGACTAAACAGGAATTAAATTACCCTACGTTTTGGGGCAATTTGATAAATAATTTATAGGAGTGCAATAAAAACGGCGTCCATGCCGTTTTTATTGCTTGAAGTTTTTACGTTGTAAAAACTTCTAATCCTTGGCTATTTCGCCTTCCATGGCGGATTGGTAAAAAATATTTTATGGGGGTAGGAGTTATGGGAAAAGAAGAACTGGAAGCGGTTAAAAAACAATTATCCGCAATGAAAAAAATCGAGTTGACGGGTTTTACCAATACGGAAACCGCAACGGCGTATTTTCAAGAGAAGGAAGAAATNCTAGAGGGGATTGTAAAAACGCTTGANACAATTACGGTACAAGAGACTTCCGAAGTAACGGCGTTGAAAGCGACAATCAAGGAAATGAGAGAGGAAATCAAAGGACAGGNAAGAAGTCCGAGAGAACTTTCTCGCCGTGAATTGCTTTACAACTTGGGCAAGGGTATCGCTGCGGCATGGTCGGGAAACCATAAGACGCTTGCGGAGCTTGCTTTTTCACCTAACTTGAAAAGTGAAAATTGGACTAACCCAAAAGATGTTTCTTGGACGGAAAAAGGCTGGGTTGGAACAAAAGCCGCTCTTGGCGAACCTATGGGAAATATGTCAACTAACGACCAGTATCTTATCAATCCGATTTATGAAACGGAGATAATGTCGGAAGTCGCAAAAAAATCCGTAATGATGAACCTTGTCCGTCATCGNCCGATGACAGGACCATCTATTTTTCTACCCACAAGGGACAGGGGCGGCGTTCAGCTTAATTGGCTTACCGCTTACGGACAGAAAATCGAAGGGAGCAAGCCAAAGGGCGCGGAGCGCGTAGAACTTAAAGCCTACACCCTTGCAGGATTNATNCCGTGGTTTGATGAATTCGAGGAAGATGTATTTGTCGATTTGGGGGCAATGTTTATAGATGAGTTTGTCGAGACTTATGGTCAAGAGTTTGACCGCCAATGTTTGCTCGCCGATGATGATCCGTTCACAGGGGCTATGATGTGCGAAGATGTAACGGAAGTTGCTATCAAGGGTAACACAATAAATGATTTGACTTGGAAAGATTTTCGTGACGCTGTTTTAAAAGTCCCTGCGGAAGAACGCAAAGATTGCTGTTGGTTCATAAATGAAACTGTGTTAAACCACATAGCAAACATTGAGGATACGACAGGGCGTCCAATATGGCGGTGTCCGACCGAAGCCATGCCGGGCAGATTAGACCTTTATCCTTATCACGAAATTTCAATATTACCGCAAATAGCGGATATTGGAGCTAATCAAATGTTTGCTATCTTTATGAATCCAAAAAGAATTCAGCATGGTAATCGTAAAGGTATAGAACTGAAAAGATTTGACCAGACAACGGAAAGCCTTGAATATGGGGAGATATTTTTACGCTTCCGCAAACGTGACGGTTTTCTNGTNACTCGCCCTAAAGGGAATATGGTTGTACTCAAAACTAAACCATCGGCGTAAACAGTTTTTTGTTATTTGAAAAATACAGCGGAGATTTTTTAGTCTTCACTGTCAGTGTTGGGTTTCTTATTTTGATGTTTTCCGCCGCTCGGTGTCCCTTGAAGCATCGGGCGGCATTTTTTCTTACTTCTTAAATAAATCTTTTTGACCGCTGTCTATAACTAACGGCGTTCTGGGAAAATCGGGGTATGCCCGATAAAGATAAAAAATGTAGCGTTTCACTTCTGTCTTATCCGGTAAAATGCGGTAATTACTAAGTCCAGTATTTCCGGAAATTGGAATAGTGGTACAAGCGGCGGTTGTTGAGAAAATCTCAATTTTTTCCAGTTTCGGCTTGCCGTGTGAAAATGAAAAACTTACGTCAACCCTGTAGTGTAACGACATAATTTTTCTCCTTGCGATAAACCCGATATGTTATCGGGCGGATATGGAATGCATACGCAAACCATGAACCCAAAACCGCCGCATTGTTTTGACCCATACGCGGCGGTGCGCGGGGTTTCACTACCCACAACCCCGTGCCGCCGTGTATGGGGCAAAACACCCTGCCAAAACATCGCCATAACGAAGGAACTTTGCGCCATGTATGCCATGTAGAGAACTGCTAAAAAAATACTTGCTTGCGAACCGGAATAATTACCCTGCCCCCGAAGGGGTTGGCGCGGCTTTTGCTTGGCTGTAGCCATTACAATCCCATTGCAAAAGCCGTGCCAAAAGGGTCTTACCGAATTAAGGTTTTAGTGTGGAATGTAAAGCGGAAACTTGCGAAAGAATAAGATTTAAAAAAAATGGCGACAGCCATTTTTTTACTACTAAATTACTAGCGTAAATTACCAGCGAAGGGATAAATTACCAGCGAAGGGACTTGAACCCTTACATACTTGCGTACGACAGATTTTGAGTCTGTTGCGTCTGCCGATTCCGCCACGCTGGCTTGTTTTCTATTCCCTATAATAACATAAATTATTAATTGTGTCTATTTTATAACAACTGTCTAAAACTTGGAATAATTATATGGGGGCGTTACGGGGGCTTGCCCCCGTTGAGGGGGGTATGGCGCAACGAAGTGCGCCATAGTGGGGAGACTTCCCTCTTTTTACTATTAAAAGCCGTATTTCCTTTATCTTGACATTATCCTCAATAATGGTTACAGTGTCATATACAGCACGAATTTTAAGTATTAATCGACCATTTTGGTCCATTAATACAATAAATCAGGGGCAAAAGCGACATACATGGTCGCTTAATGCACAATTTCGGTATTGTATACGAAACTTTTGGTCGCTTAATAAAATTTATTCGGCAAAAAGTTTCATGTAAAAGACGTTATGC